CTTGATCGGGATGCCCGTGCAGAAACCGTTAAAGGTGTCCACCAAATACTTGGCGAAGTTGACCGGGATCCGGTTGTCCGGCTTGTAGGCGGGCTTTGCAGGGGCCATCAGGAACGGGTAGCAGTTCCGTTCATAAGCGTCCTGCTGAGGCCGGAGCCGGAACTTCACGAGCTGCTTGTGCTTCGCGATCAGCTCCGACAGCAATGTGATACTCATCTCCGTCCCAGCGGGCACGCGCAGAACATCCTCCACGGCGATCACCTGCTGCAGTATTGTCGAGTCCGGCACCCAGATGCCGGCATCTGTATATGCCATAACTCAGATCCCTCCACTCACGGGGTTATACTCCATCGTCTGCGGGTTATACAGGCACAGCGCCAGGGAGTCGGCGCAGTCAGGAGACCCGAGCCCCCGTTTCTTCATGTCTTCTTTCTTTTCCAGCGCGATCCGGCCCCGGCTGGTCAGGTGGTACTTGCGGTTGGCCAGTTGCTTGACCAGTTCTTCATCATCCGGAAGCTGCAGGACAGGATCCTCGCCGCGCAGCTTCGCGGAGAAATTCTGCTCCAGGAGCTCCCGGACGTTTCCCCACATCTCTGCGCCGGCATTGTCATAGTGCGCGTCCATAGCCTTGCCGCCGTTGTTGCAGGGAATCACCTCGATCGACAGGCCCTCGTCCTCTACGACCTCCCTGAGGCGGTCCGTGACGCCGCCACCCACGCCGGAATCGTCGATCCGGACCCGGCAACGGCCAGTAACCGGGGAGCCGTACTGGTCGTACATATCCGGGTGCCGCGCGTTCCATGCAGAGATCCATGCCTTACATACCTGTAGGACATGCCCGACCGTCTCCATGGTGGATTGTTTCGCATACTTCAACTGCGGCTCTATCCGCATGCCGTGACGGGGCGTGATGACCGTCTTGTCGTCACCAAATCGGGCAACGTCCACGCCCAGATGGAGCATGTTGCTGTCCGGAACCGTGACGGGATCGTGACAGCCTTCTGCGTATTCCAGGGGGATGAAGGCATCGAGGCCGCCTTTGGTGAAGAGCCCGTCCACGCGGACTCGGACCACATCGCTGTCCTTGCCGTATTTGGCTTCCAGCATCTCGATGTTGTCCCGGCTGGTCCGCTTCGAGTCCCTGGAGGAAACTGTCCGGGTCTTCCACTTGTCGCGGTCCCGGTTAAAAGCGTCGTAAAACACGCCCTCTGTCCGGTTCGGGTTTCCCATCAAGAGGAGCCGGTTGTCGATGCCGGTCAGCGTCCCGAGGATCGCCTCCATGATCGGATCCGCAACGCCGGAAGCCTCGTCCACGATGATCAGCATGTGGTCTTCGTGAAAGCCCTGCATGTTCTCAGGCTTGGTCGCAGTCTTGGCAGTTGCGAACCACCGCTCACTGTCGCCATTCATGTAGACTTTGGTCTTGGTCCATGTCAGCAGGTCTTTTACCTTGGAAGACTGCAGCCACTTCGCGATCTCGGCCCAGAGGACGTCATACAGCTGCTGCATGGTCGGCGCTGTGCAGATCACCTTTGCGTAGGGCCTGCAGCACAGGAACCAGATACAGAGCCCTGCCTCGAGAGCGGTCTTGCCGACTCCCTGACCGGACTTCACCGCCACCTTGGCGTGCTTCTGGATGTCCGCGGCGGTCTCTTCCTGCCAGTCATCCGGATCCATGTCCAGGACTTCCCGCAAAAAAAGAACGGGATCCGTTGCGTATCTCATCGGCCCGTTCATTCTTCACCGTCCTTGTCTTCTTTGTATCCGTCAATGATGGACTGCTTCCAGGCACTCAGGAACTCATTGTCCTGAGAGCCTGCTCCGCCAGCCTTCAGCCTTTCGGTCTCCGCAATCAGCTTATCTGTCTTAGCCTTCTGCTCAGGTGTTGCCATATCCATGTGAGAGGCGAGCCAGTCCAGAGCCTTCATACGGTCCGGAATCTTGATCGTCACCCCGTCGCGCCCCTGCTTGACCTCTCCGACCAGGGTCGTGTCGACAGCGTCTGATTCTTTCAGCTTCACCACGTTGACCTCTCGCAAGACCGGAACCTTCTCCCCAGTCTCCGGATCTGTTTCAGTGACAGGGCCAAAAGGCCCCATAACCGGAACGACTTCCCGGCCCCAGCTGAGGAGATCCGACATATCTGCGAAGGCGATGTCCATGTATCTCTGGAAGATGTCCTCCGGACTTAGAAGGGCCTGCGCGTATCGCTCCTGCTTCAGGCGCTGGATCTCAGCTCTGATATTAACATTTGTTAACAGCCTTGACCCTGCTGCAATAGCTGCCACATAGGAACAGCCGTAAGCCTTCTGATACGCCGAGGTCGCGTTGAAGGATTTCGAGAAATAAATACAAAACAGCTTTTGCTGATCAGTCAGCTCCTGATTCTCTGTTACTCTTTTCGCAATTTTCTTAACTTCTCGTTTTGGAACGTTCCCTTTTCTTTGTTTTGGAACGTTCCCTTCCCAATTGTCCAGACTTTTCCATTTCCGAACCTTCCCCTCGGGAACTCCCAATTCTTCAGCTATATCCTTTAGTTTTTTCTGTTTACCAGAGTTGAGCCATAGCTGATACGCAAGGTCTCGCTCCGGACTCCGTGCCCTCGGCATCAGCCATCACCTCGCTATTCGTCGTTTTGTCAAAAACAAAATTGGCGGGCCCTGCGACCCGCCTGGCATGGCTTATAACGCGCTATCGGCCTGCGCGTGCCGGGAAAGCCCCGAGCAACTGTTTAGCAAAAACATGCCTCTGCATGTAAATGAGCGGCGCACCTTTGACAGTACGCCGCCCCACTTTAGAAAATGGAAGAACAAAATGGTAGCAGCAGAAACGGAGCAAAACATATACAGGAGGTGACTTTGCCCGCTTGCCTATGCAGGTTTCTCGATTCTGCACGATAGTAGAATAGCATAAAGCTTACTGTCATACACTGTCACAAACTGTCAGGATTAATAATAATTTTCGACAACCCGATCCTACGCCAGCGGTGCACAGACTCAACAGACCTATCCATAATCTCTGCTATCTCCTCGTAAGTGTAATTATCGATAAAGTGAAGCATCAGGACGCGCCTGGCCTGATCATAATCGACTGCCTCGATAGTGGCCGATACTTCGCACATAATCGTAATTGCCTTTTTCTGCGCTGCCTTCCAGTCATGGAGCAGATCGTCTATGCGAACGAAATAGTCCGACAAATCATGCTCGGTGTTGTGGGCTTTCGGCATGTCGCCGCCCTCGTAGCTGATGCCTTTAATGCTCATCATCTCGGACTTGGCACGCTCGATCCTGTGCTGTATATCTTTTACTTCTGCCTTTGCCACCTGATAGCGGGATAGATACAACGCCGCTTCTCTCTGCATTTCCTTGTATGTCATCATGCCTCCCGGAAGAAATCCTCTCTGTCTCTCATCTGCTGCGACGTGTGCCGTGAAGCGTAGAGCTGTGCCTTGCGCCTGCCGATCCTTGCGGCCATCTGGTCGAGCACTCGGCCTGTGTAGGTGTCGATGTTTGCGCAGGAGGCAGCTTCCCGGTTTGTAATCTCGTGCTTTTCAAAGAATCCCGTCTCGGGATCGCGGATCTCCATGGCGATGAGGACACCCGGCCCCATCGGGAGAATCTTGATTTCAAGTCCTGTGTCGCGGGCATAGCTGATAAAATCAAACAACTTCTTTTTCCTCCCTTGGTTGTGTGTAGGCATCATGGACGTCAATCCCGACTTCCTTCAGGCATACGGCCCGGAGCCGGTCGCCGTCGAGGCTGTACTCCGTGCGGATCTCGTCGATCTGACTGTAGATCCGGCTGAGACGGTCGAAGCCAAAACCATACTTGCGATGCAGGGCGACCATCAGGCAGGCCATCACCTGCGCAGCGACCCATTTCGTCTGCTGCTGCCGCATATAGGCCCACTGGGCGTTGCTCATGGGCTTTGCGGGGAAGGTGCCGTTGAGATAGGGCAGATCGTGCCAGGATTTTTCGTTCCCGATCTGTACCTCGATACCCGTCTCCTCCTCGCACATGCAGAGCATGGATTTCTCGTTGGTGGACGCGCACGACTGCCAGACCTCGCCGGTGATGTCGAAAAGACTGATGATCGTCTGCTTCTTCTTGTCCCAGTAGAGGTAAAGCGCGAGGGCGGTCGCGGAGTAGAGTATCATGCACTGCTTGCGGCCCTCGGTCTCGATGGCGTCACAGGCCCGCTGGTAGGCCGTCCGGTGCTTACGTTTCTTGCCCATCCCGCTCCTCCTTCTCAATCTTCGGGCACGGCTCTGAGCCAAGCACCAGAGGCTTGCCCCATCTGCTCAGTCCCCTTGCGCACCGTATAGCGTCCCAAATGGTTTCTGCTATAAGCATATCCTCTGTCTTTTCTGTGAGGTATCCGTGTGGCTCGAAAGCAATGCGGAAAAAGGCTTTCATAAGTTCCCGCATGTGGTCGCGGCGGGCAAGGTACAAATCAAACAGTCTTTCGTGCTGTGGATTGTCCGGCGACAGGTCTGCGCCCATGCTCGCAAGGTCATCGCAAAAGTCCATGTCCTGCCCCATCCGGAGCCTAAACCATTCTTCGACAGCATTCTGTACGATTTGCAACTGTTTCTCCGTCAGCTCGATAGTGTATTTAGCCATCCTGCTCACCTCGCATCTTCTCGAGGACTGCAGCAATCTCAGGGAAGTGTCTGCCGGTCTTGCGCATTACTTCGTATTTATCAATCATGCAATATGTTTTCCCTTCCTTGTCAATATATCTGTCAATTTCTGTGCCGTCCATTTTGAGGATGACGAATCTTTTTCCGCTCTCGTTTTCAAACTCATCGCCAACGCAAAACCGTTTCTCCTGCTCATACTGCCGGATTTTCTCGATGGCTTCGGATGCGTCATACTTGAGGATCACTTGAAGCGCAGTGCACACAGCGGAATAGCACTCAGGGAAGATATTGAGCATGTATCCTTCCGGCATGTGAATAATCTTCCTTGCCGCTTCCCATGCCCGAACCAGGCCAAGCTGTTCCGCCTCCAACCTGACCCGCTCAAGATCGGGCTGTCTCACCCTCTCCGCTTCACGCCCCGCTTTATACCCGTCATTGTAGGCATCCGCTTTGACTTGCTCAAGGTCGGGTTCAGTGTAGGGCGTCAGGTCTTCGACCGGAATCGGTTTCGCCGAAATCTGACCATCAGGCGTTAGACCAAAAACAATGATGCCTTTGAACTCGCTCGGGCAATTATCAAGTAACTCAATGATAAATTTCTTTCCCACGTTCTCACCCCCGCTTGAAATCGTCCCAATCTTTGTCCATGTCACGAAATCCCTTGATAATGATTGCGAAAATCACCACAAAGAAAATCAGACAGACGACCGCTCCGACAACCGAAATGACTGTGTAGAGTTTAAGCAACGGTATTCCGTATGCTTCCAATGCCGATATGATTTTATCTATGCTCTGCTCTGTCATACTTCTCACTCCTCTCCACTTGTATACAATGTCCCGTCAGCGTTGTATCTGGGGCACACGCCAACACCGTAACCAGTGTGGAACACGATGTACTCAACGCCTGTCTCTTCGTCCTCATAAGTTATGGCCGCCATGGCTATGTTCAAGCTTTCATGGTCTACTTTTTTCCATCCGCACAATCCGAGGATGAGCAGGATGGATGCTGTGATTGCGATGATATATTTTTTCATGCTTCTCACTCCTTTTCTTTCTTGTAAAACGGACAGTTATACCTCACAAGCTGACCAGGTGCCGGTTTAAGCCAGCAGTCTTTGTTTTTGCAATTATTACAGTCTCCCGTGCTTACAATGTTCCGATATGCCATCAGGCAGTCAAGGATATAGGCCACGCTTGCTATCGCTTCATCAAGTCTGCTCATGTTTTGTCCTCCTCGTGATACTTGCTATACATCAAGAGATACTCAGCAATCTCCCGGATTTCAGCATCAGAAAACATGTCAACTTCTATCTGCGCTCCCGGCTCCGGAACTGGCCTAAAGGCAAGGGCCGCTCCGAGCTTCATAATCGGAGTGACGGTTGAGAGTTTCATGCCGTTGATAATTTTCTGCGCTACTGTGATGGGGCTATCAGTGTCTTCGATCTGTATCATGCTTTGCCCTCCTGATATGGCTCCGGAAGCGGACGCCATGCTACTGCTTCATCGCACAAATCATATCCAGAGTCGAGCGCGCACTCTTCGCCACTACCGTCGAAAAAAGTATCCATTTGCACGGGTTCATGTCTGTTATTGTTTACAGTGATAAGAATTTCCTGACCATCTTCCGGCAGTTCGCAGTCCATGATGTAATCAAACGATGAGCAATCATCTTCTGTTGTTTTTCTACAGCGGAACGGCCTCCACCTGTCCTTTTCCTGCTGTTCCAGGGCGGCGATTGCGAGGGCAACGGCCTCCGCGATCTGTTCTGCCGGGGTCGGGCTTCCATCATCCCTGTAGAAATACACATCGTACCGATTGAGAATTTTGATTGCTTCTCTATTCTCCATTTGCCCATTCCTCCATTGACTTTTCCCACTGTTTATATGCCTGCTTCCACTCTACGGTTTCAAATCCTTTTTTTGTAAGGCAGTATCCATTGATAGGCGGTCCGGCATCTGCGATCAGTTCTGTGTATTCCCCGTAACTTACTATCGCAGGACACCCCTGTGATGTGTAACAGATAACACCATCTGAGATAAGTTCTTTCAATGCCTTTCTTGCCCTATATTTCGTGAGACCATTAACGCATTCAAGGATGTTGCTTATCGGCACAACCGCTCTATCCGGAGCATACATGGCTGTGTATGTGGAAATTTCACACGATATTAGCATCGAGAAAATCTTTTCCTTTGCCTCCCTGTTCTCCATAAATCCTCACTCTTTGCTGATTTACTTTGCTTATTTGCAAAAACTTTGCAAAACTGTTTGCTTAATCGCCAAAAACCGGCTGTTTCCGCACACGCCATCTCTCAGGCTTTGGATTTGTCACAGACTTCGTGGGCCTGCGTGCGGACATTTACACCTGCACCGCCTTGTCAATTTAACTCGCCTGTAACTTGCCTACTTGCAATCATCCTCATATTTCGTCAGGTCAATCAGCGGGCAATCCGGCATCCGGCCTTCGTCATATCCGATGTCATAATCATCAAAAAAGTTCCCCGTTGCTCCGCATCTCCATGTATCGTCATTACACGGGCATGTCTCGCATGTACGTGGCATTGGTCGGTCAAGTGCGATCATAGTCCGCATGCCTCCTTTATCGTTGCAGGGCGAGTCATAAAGCCAAGCCTGCACTCAGCTTCTCTACGGGCGCTGGCCCAGATGATCCTCCGCGGTACGAGCGTCAGCCGGGGCTTGCCGGCGTCTGCTTTTGCTGTCTGATTTTCGATAAGCATAGATAATATTTTTCCTCTTATTTTTATATAATTTTATATAATTCTATTGACTTTTTATGCATTTTTATATAAAATATAATCATCAAGGAGGTACATCATGACACCAAGGAACAAAGCCATCAAAGAGCTTAAGAAAGCCGGGTACACGAATCTGATACATGGTGCAAAGCATGACAGATATAAGAACCCGATGTCCGGCAGGAGCATTACTCTTAAACGCCATGATTTCGATGAAGATGACCTTGCGTACATACTCAAAGAAATCAAAGAGAACGAAAACAAAAAGCCCGGGGAGCGATAAGCTCCCCACCTTTTCCAGGGAGGTTGATTATGAAATATACCTATACAGCTGTAATTACCCCGAACGATGATGGCTCCAAGTTCTACTGCCGTGTCCCTGATCTTCCCGGATGCATTACAACCGGAAAAGATCTCAACGACGCGATTGATATGATCGAAGACGCCGCCAGTATCTGGCTTGTCGGTGCTGAAGATGAAGGATTGCCTGTAATCCCGGCAACCCCTCAGACCGAAGTTCCGCATGATGATAATGCAATTCTTACCGTGCTGCAGATTGATACGATGCTGTACCGTGCCTCGATCGATTCACGCGCTGTCCGCAAAAG